TTTGAATTATCAGCCATCAGTATAGGCTTCCGCGATATCATCCTCGGAAACTTCATCCTGAATAATATCCCCACTTGCAATTAGATAACGAGTGGTAATCCAGTCTGTAAATGTTTTGTCTGCAAGAATGGGAAGCCAAAAGTCTTTGCTATATGTATCTTTTGTGCGATACTTTTTTCCATCCTCACCATCAGCTTTGATTTGGAACCAGCCATTACTAGGCTTTACAACGTGACCAGATTCAAGTGCCATATCCAATAGCCCTGACCATTTGCTGATGCCTCCTTCCCATGAAACTTCTACAGGAATCTTAGACTTCTCACGAACGTAACGAGACTTTTCAACATTAATAATAAAATTGTAGCCTTTAATTTCAGTGCCTACTTTATCCTGTTGGCGTCCAATAATAAAGATGTTATCTGCAGAATAGTAAATACCTGTGCCGCCTGATACAACATCTTTAGGAAACAAACCAATCTCTTTGTAAGTATGGTTGACAACAACAGCAGGAATATCTTTAATTGTAAGGTGAGGTGTAATCATACGGAACAAGGACTTCATTTGTTTTGCCCTTGTCATATCTGCAACCGACTTACCTTCAAGTGCATCATCAACTTCTTTCTTGGAAGCTAAGTTACCTACTGAATCTACAACTACCATAACATGATCGCCTCTTTCAATGCCATTCAACTGTGACATCACATCATGTTTTAGTTGTTCAATATCAGTGATAGGTGTATGCACAACTCTATCAGTGTCAATACCGAAACTTGTAAAGTAACCTTGCGGCGCACCAAACTCTGAATCGTAAAACAATACGACAGCATCATCAAACTTATCTAAGTAGGACTTAGCAAGTAACATTGCAAAGGCTGTTTTAAAGTGCTTTGACGGCCCTGCAAATACTGTCAGTCCGGGCGTAAGACCACCATCCAAACGACCTGACAATGCTACATTTAAAGCAGGGACAGATGTTTGAATTAAATCCTTTGTGCCGAAAAATTTGGATTTTGTAAGAACTGCCGATTCTTTAATCGTGGAGTTCTTTTTTAGTTTGTCAATTAAGCTCATAATTTACTCCTATACATTTTCTAGGATCGTGAATATCAAGAAGCATGTCTCTTACTTCTTCATATGGTTTTCGATATACAATCTGAAAAATAATCCTATCTTTATTTATGGCATTGATGCCATGATACTTTTGTGTATTTAACAAAACTGGTTGTCCTGAGTCCCACCTGTAAACAGGACGTTTACTTTCAACACTATTATAAAAATTTATTATTGTGTTTGCTAGGGTAATAGGGAAGTAGACACAACAGGAAGAATCTTCACGATGAATATCCATTTCTACACCATAGGGCAACAGTGAAAATTGCACATCATCGGCAATATATCTTTCTTTAATTTCGTTTGTTTTTTCTAAAAGCCATTCAGGCCAATCAGATGACCTTTTGGATATACGAATATTGCCACTGACAGGTCTATAAAGTCTGTCATCATATAATTTACCTGCACCTTGTGTAAGACAAAACATCTCATAATCAGTTGTCATGTCCGAAATGTTTTCATAAAAATAATCTTCTAACATCAGGAAAATAAATCCTCCAGTGTTGCAACAGGTCTAGTATTCCAACCAAGACCTTTTGCTATTGTGTTTAAAGGTTCAACAAAAGACTTTTCAAAAATAGTTTCGTAATCAACATATTTGTGCAAGTCAAATTCTACAGGAAGTTTGGAGTTGAAAGCAATTGTATTTTCACCCAATGTGTTAGGCTCTTTCAAATACAAAAATTTAATTTTGTCACCATCCTGCACATGTTCATACTTATGCCCGACTTTGTTCTTGTCCAACATATAATTATATAGTAGAGCACCTCGAACATGTATAGGCGTTCCCTTTTCATAGATATGAGAAGTCGATGTATATTTTTGCAAGTTATTACATCCTCGAGGAAATGCAATCTTCTCAACCTCCATTTGTCTAAACTCCTGCCAGTTAGATTCTACAAAGTCCTGTAAAGCCTGTTCATCAGATGTTAAACATAATCTTACAGCACTACGCAAACTTTCTCGCACAGGCGCAGGCGTAGATGATCTGACAATCTCGAGTCCCATAACTTTTAGTTTAGGATCTTGATACCTTACACCTTCATTGTCATACACATTCAAAGCATAACGCTTCTTGGCGACCCATATGCCTTTATCAGCAATAGCCTCACGTTTAAAGTATATCTTTTTATCAAAGGCATTTGTATATTCTGCAAGTGACTCCATTGCCTTATTGATTACAGGCTCAATTTTATCCTCGCCTATTTTGTCAAGCGAACCAATAATTGTGTTATAATCTTTATCAGCAAAAAACTTTTGCACAAGTTTGTTCATGGTGATATAACAGGAGTCTGTGTCTGAGTAAAAGGAATACATCTCTCCTTCAGTGTCACATACTTTGTTTAGATAGTCGTCAAGGGCCTTGGCAGTCTGTCTAATAATAAACTGACCTGTCATAGTAATACCCTCAGCGATGCGGTCATCATAGTATCTAAAATACTCATTACCCAACGCACCAAACAAACTGTTCAACTGAATCTTACGAGCCATCTGAAAGTTGTTGAACTTTGCAATATTATTAAGATGTTTTTTGTCCTTTGTTTTTTCATAATCATTTTGTGCTTGAATCATAAGTTTTTTGTACCGTTGTCTATCATCAAAAAACTTCTGCACAATCTCAGGAAACAATCCTTGTTTGTCACGGCTGAACCTTGCACCATTAGCTGTCACTGCATACTGGTCATCCATTTTATCTCGGCGTTCCAACATACCCTCAACAGTGCAGTCAACCATACCAGGCAATATCATTTCAGGGGACATGTTGTATTGCATAATGATTGACGGATACAGAGACGTAGCATCAAATGACATAACCCAATCATACTTACCAGGCTTAGGTTCCTGCACAAAGGCACCTTCAATACGTCTGCCCTCGGCACTTTTACGTTGAGGAATCATAATGCCTTTGTCCAGCAAGTGATTATACAACAAACAGTCCCATGTTCTAACCGAGGAAAAAATATCCTTAAAGTTTGCCTTGGCATCATATGTCATTGTAGCAATGAGCTCAATGAGTTTCATTTTATCCTCGAGCTCGTCAACAAGTTTAGTATCAATAATGTTGTAATCAATAAAGCGATTCCAATCATTTTCATAGAACTCCTTAAATGTGTCAAAGCCACTTTCAAGTTTGTTCTTACCTAGCTCGACCTCAGCAATATAATCAAGTTTGTAGGACTCTTGTGCCGTGTAAGTAAACTTTTTGTATAGATCCAAATAGTCTAATTGTGAGACGCCTTTGATGTCATATGTTGTGACCTCTTTGTTATTCAAACGAATAGCACGACGTCTTGTCATATTGAAAGGACTCAAGGCATTTTTTGCATCATTACCAAACAGCCTGTCCCTACGGGAGACAAGATACGGAATATCGAAAAGTTCTAGGTTCCAACCTGTAACAATGTCAGGATATTCGTTACACCACCATGTGCCAAACTTTGTTAGTAGTTCCTTTTCATCTTCACACGGCGTATAGTCAACCCCAAGATCTTTTGTCTCCTCACCTGGAGACCAGTTACCCTCACCCCACGTTTTAATCTCCTTAGTATAATTATTCATCATTGTAATAAGAAGTATTTTTTCCACAGGGTTATCCACATCTGGGAACCCGCCTTCTGCGGTTGTCTCGATATCTATAGACCAAATGGAAAGTTGGCTAATGTCAAAGTCAATCTCACCAGGATATTGTGAGGACAAAAACTGATAAGTCAAATCTGTCTGACCATAGATAGGATAATTTTCAATCCCATCATACTTTTCCATAAAGTCTTTGCAGTCAGAGTTGGAATCAAAAACAACAGGCTTCAAGTTCTCGTCATAGAGTCCCTTAAAGCCTGTTTCATCCGCAGAGCGAACATACAATGTAGGTTGAAAATCATGGCGCGAATTGAACCGCTTACCATCTCGAACGCCTCGCAATAGGATCTTGTTACCATATTGCCAGGCCCATGTGTAGAAGTTTTGTTTCATAGTCTAGTTATACTAGATAATAAAGGAAATGTCAATCCTTAATACGCCAAAAGTAATCATCCTGGTCACCTAAGCGATATTCATAACCATTTTCTACTTGATAAAATTCTGTAGAAACTTTGAAGTCAGGCATTTTAGGTTCGGGGGGTGTCAATGAATTATCATAAACACGCATACGATTATTAGGATATGCCGCATACTGACCATTATCTAATTCAATTATGTTGAAGGACTTATGTTCCTCTGGCACCTCGGCAGTGCTATAGTCCGGTTCGTCTGATTGAGCGTGATAATTATCTAACGTAAAACAATATGTGCCTTTGATAATCTGATGACTTCGTGTAAAAATTTCAAAGTCCATACTGCCAATAAATTGTTTGTAGATAGCCGTTACACCATAGTCCATTGCGTTCCAGAATTGCAAATCATTGAGAGGCAAATCTGGTTCGGGCGTCTTAGGCTCTGACACAAAAGCACTGATAGGCAACTTGTCAAACAATGCACCATACTCAGGCAGGTATGTTTCAAAATAGAACGCCCGCCCTGGTAATGATTTACATGTTACCCAATGTCCTTCTACAAACTCACCATGTCCTTCTTTATGGTCCATAAGATACTCCTTACGGACATAAACTTTATTGTTAGGTAGGTTGCAAAGTAATGTAGACATTAAGTCACCAACTTAGGTTTTTCAGGAACAACAACTCCTGAGCCATATGCGGCATTATATTCATTCAACAAACTAGCAGTAGGTTTCATCAAAGCAACTATATGCCCAGGCATGATTTGAACCTTGCCTCCATCTGCATATGGTGCGTAGGGTGCAAGACCGATACCAAATTTTTGTTCATTGTTTTGATCTGGGATAAGCATAATTACTGCTGGAGTTTTAATTTCAATGAAGGTGCGACCTTCAACTTCCACATCAGTAACTTCGCCAATGATTTCCTCACCTGAGGATAGTTTCACAATTTGTGTCATAATTAGTCCTTATAATTTAGGGGAGCCTTTGTGGCTCCCCCTTATTTATACTAGTCCTGTAGGAACTGTTTGTCATCATCACCAATTTCATTAATTTTAATTTCTCTTGGCTTGCGTTCTTCTGGGACAATATGTTCGAGATAAATCTTCAACATGCCTTGCACGAACTCCGCACCTGTCACTTGAACATCTTGATTGAGGGCGAAAGTTTTTGTAAAGTTCCTTGCACCAATACCCTGATGTAAGAATTTTCGTTCATCCGATTTACCTTGCATACCTTGAACAACAAGTTTATTTCCCTCTGGAACCTGAACAAGTGAAAGTTCCTCGTTAGTAAATCCAGCGGCGGCAAACTCAATTGTATATTTGCCGCTGTCGTTGTCTATAATATTGTAAGGCGGATAATTGTTTGAGAGTTCAGCTACCGTATTTAAGTTATCAAATACTCGGTCAAAACCAACAGTGAAAGGGGAAACTGAATTTGCGATCTCAGACAGATCGCGTGCTTTAAATTTGCGAACAACCATGTTCATCTCCTTAAATAAGCGAGTTAAATTATAGCGACCCATCAGGCATCGCTACATTATATATAGTGACTCTTTTGAAAAATACAAGGCTTTTTGGTTATTTTTTTCTACCAATATTATATTTGGTAACCAGTTCCCAATCGCCCTTTTCCTTGTATGAGATAATTTTTATGTGGCTCATTGGGGCGTGATTCTCGTGTATTTCTTGGCTCATAATTTCCAACAGACCCCAGTCCGAAAGAAGTTTAGCGATTGTATTTCTACGCTCAAGGTCAGCATCTTCAAAGTCAGCATCCTTGCCGTCTAAAGCAAAAAGTTCCTTAAAGTGTGTGATAAAATATCTACCTTGTTTGTGTAGAATATGGCAGGATTGATAAAGGACTTTTTCTTTACGGGAAGCTACGCCTATGCGTGAAAGGGTTTCTCGTATCTTGAGAAAGTCATCTGAATTTTTTAGTTTGATTTCCAATGGGGCATAACCAGGATAATCAATATTGAAGAAATCGACACTCATATTATTGCTCTTATAATGTAATTCTAATAATTATTTATAAGATGCTATTTTTTGCCGCCCTTGTTTAGCCTTTGCTTGATACTTTCCAAGTCATCCTGTGACAAAATGCGTAATGCTTCCTGTGCCTTTGTATTTCCATAACCAAAGTATTCTTTCACAATCTCGATGTTTTCTTCCTTTTCAGGCTTTAGCCATTTATTAAAACGTTTCTTTTTACGGACGAGATTAATTAGGAAATCATATTGCATTTTGTTTGCAATGTGTGGGCGGGAGTTCATTTCATTAGCCGCGATTACTGTATCGGGACCATAACTCATAGCCTTGTTTACAATAAAAGGATTGTATTGTTTTTCAGACCAGTCATCTACAATAAGAGATTCTTTTGTGTAGTAGATGCTGTTAGCAAAGTCAAACGGACTTATAGCTTTTTTCTTTTCCTTAAAGTCTTCCTCAGTATGTTCTTCTTTAGGAGGACCTAGTTCTTCTAGGAAGCCACTCATTCTTTGAACTCAATGTTCGCCATAATTTCAGTGAGGCAAGCCT